GCCTGAACAGCGAGCGCCTCATGCCCTAAGGAGTCGAACCTTCGGCCACAACACATGAGGTAGTCCCCCGGGGACCAGTTCACCTTTCCTATGTTAGACGACGTGACGCCGCGAGGAGGGGGGGGATACACGGGGACAGGGCTAGGACGCCTTCACAAGGCGAGCCTGACAATCCAAGCCGAAGGACGATCAGGTGCAACTAGGGGGTGTAACTGCTATTATGACTTCACCAGGACGAAAAGAAATTCGCCTGAGAGAGGTCCCGGGTATTTCGCCCGGCAGAGAACAATCACGTACACACCCATTGCTACCCAAGCGCGCATCCGCAGCCTCCTCTAAATCTTCTCCTGCGCGAGAAACAAGACCAACGGTCCTGTCCGCAGCGGGGAGCCACACTCGCAATCGAACCTGTCTCCAATAACTTTCCAGACTCCGAGGAGCCTTTGGAGCTAGGTACCTCGCGGCATTACGCCGCGAGAGACCCAGCAATTTGGCACGACGCCAGAGACCCCGTTGTTCCCCAAGCCAATTTGGAGAATCGTCAACGCGATCACGGTAATCCGAATCGGTTATCAACCTCGCGCTGGACCAAGCACATTCAACAAATGCACCGGCCACAGCACGGGTCTCTTTCCTCATTTCCTTTGTTATAGTTTCAACGCGCCGAAGTTCCCAACCCTGTGGCACCCGAAGGTCCTGATAAAGCGTGGAACGCTTCACCGGGAGAGCGGTTTCCCGCTCCATCGAGAGGTAAAAGCACTCCCTCGACCACAGACCAGAACCACGAACCTCCGACTCGCTAACGTTCAAACCTAACCCCCTGGAAAGGGATCGCCGAGATGCGACAATCCACTTCCTATTCCACTTAAGCCACTCCTCACGAAGTAGCGACCTTCTGCACCCCGAAAAACCGGGACAGAAGGACCGCCAACGGCCATGCAGTGATTCGACGCTGCCTTCCCTTGCGGAAAGACCAAAAGCAGTGGATCGGATCACTGGCACAAGACGGACCCTCTTCGCACCCGAAAGAAACAACGAAGAGTTAAGTGAAAAGTAAAGCCGATCAACGATCGTCTTTCCAGGACTAAGAGTTAGACCGCTACCAACAACACCCCTCATCCAACGATCAGCGATTTCCGGTGTACTCCGGAAAACAATATCGTCGCCATTAATCCGCACCGGGATATGACCCTCGCTAAAACTGGCTCCAGTATAAAACCGAAACGCCAGATAATTGACAATACATAGCAAGGGGAAAGAGATGAGGTTGCCCATTAATTGTCCTCGTGCCTGACGGAACAACACGTCAGGTTTACTTGCCACACACATATCCACCGAGAGGGTGGAAAGTGCGGAATCCCGTATACCTTTCGGTACTGATACAGTGTTATCTAAAATCAGATCCAGTATGGTCTGCTGGACAACTGAATTCAGATTATCGGTAGCAGACTCGTAGTCTCCACTAACGAACACTTCACCAGTCTTGAGTAAAAACTCAGAGTTAAACCGGGATGCTGTTGCTTCTCCGCGCAACAGCCAAGGAAAAGAGGACAAGCGGTTGTAGATGGCAGAATGCAGTGGACGAAACAAGTTCATCTGAACATCACCTGTTGAAATGATGCGCTGCTTCCCCCCCGTCTCGACCGGGCTAACCCGGGACGGGCCCAAAGTGATTGGCGACTCCAGGGACAGGAGTTCGGTTACAAAGTCAACATGGGCATCAGCACCATATCGCTCCATCACTTCTAATCTACCTCCGCCCTTCTTAATACTCCGCTGATAACAAGATTTTATCGGGATTGTAGCACTCAGACAAGCCGAGGGATACAATGTTGAGTCCCAGCCTTTAGGAAAAAGGCGCGGGACCATCTTGCGGACGTATGCAAGGAACTCCTGATCCGGAGGATCACCAGGAGTCGACATTTTCTCTACATACGGTACCACATCAGGGACCAAAGAAGGCAATGCCTTACGGTAAAGGAATAGTGACATGCGCAAAGACCATCTCGAATTACGAGACAACTTCACGGTAGGCTCATGCCACAAATGAGTACCAGGTTTCTCAAGGAATCCGCCACAGAATTCCTTGACAAACCGCAAACGTGAAGCACCTGAATCACCAACGATTTTGGGAAAAGGAAGGGAAACCCCAAAGGGTTTCCCAACCAGACCACAAAAAAATCGAAATTTCATCAGGTGCACACACCCAGCTGCGAACAACGGAACCGTTTTACGTTCGCAGACCATTTTGATAGCTTCCCAATGAGCGAAGTTATAG